AATTAGTGAAAACTATCCAAGTCTTTAATGAAAAAACAGTATGTTGCAGGGGTGAAGACTCAGGAGGTCATCCTCTTATTTACTTGTCACTTGAAGGAGTTGACGAGGTTAGATGTCCTTATTGCAGTATTGTTTTTAAAAAAATCAAAAGACACTGACCTAGACACATGAACCACGAACCTTTATCCTATACAAATGGGAGAAAGCGTTTGGCTAATAAATACACACGAATACCTAACGAAAAGCTGTTTGTCGAAAACTCAAGCTATAAAAATTATACGCATTTAAAGAATAGAATCATTCAGGAAAAGCTGATTCCTTACGAATGTCAGGTCTGTGGAAATAAAGGTGAATGGAATAAAAAAAATTTATCGCTTGTACTTGACCACATAAATGGGGTAAAAAAAGATAATAGGCTTGAAAATCTTCGATTTGTTTGTCCCAATTGCGATAGTCAACTGCCCACATTCAAATCGAAGAACATCAGATATCAACGAGACAATAATAATTTTAACTATAATTTAAACGGCTACGACCCCACAATCTATAAAAAAAAGTAAAGAGTGTGAATAGTAAGTAGTTTTTGACTGAGGTATACTATGGTTATGTCTAGTAATAAATTTCAATGGGAGAATCTTCTTGAGCATGAGGAGGTAGCCTTTCTGGTTGACCCGAATGGTATGTCACCTGACGAAAGGCATGAGTTAATCGAAAGTTTATATGTCGACTATCTAAAATTACGAGCTACAAAAAAAACAGATAAAAGCATTCTAGCTAATTATAAAAAGATTTTGAGGGAGTTAGTAAAAAATTTTGCTCACTAATGAGCTCATCTCCTTATCTGTATAAATTAATGGGACTTAGTTTTACTCGGTCCGTGGTCGATAAGAAACTGAATCCTGAACATAAATTGTGGCGTGCTGTCGTTATAAACGCTTTTGATGATACAATGATAACACTGTCCGATAGAAAATCATCAGTGCAAAAGATTGAAGCTCATAATTGGATTCTCCAAGAATCACGGGACTATAGAGAAGTTTGTGAATGGGCACTGCTAGACCCTGAGGAAATGAAAGAACATTACATTAGTGCTCTTAAACGTAAAGTTATTACCTTTACTAAAAAACAAGTGCGGTGGGCAGAATATAATAGAATCTATAAAGCTTTGTTTTGTGATATTAACGTTGACCAGAAAAAATTAATTAGAAGACGATTAGATGAGCTTAGAAAAGAAATTCATAATACATCTACTTCTTATACCGATTCCATAATTCTTCAAGCTTTGTAGTTGTTCCCATGACCTTTAAATTTCTTATATGTGTGATTACCATCGCCAGGCACAGTAAAAACATTGTAGTCAACTCCATCTCGATACACCACCATATCCAAATAACCTGAGAGCCAAGACCCACGATTGGTGCATAATAGGAACCATTACCATAAACATAGATGCTAATGATAGCGGTACACGCTGCAAGGAACTCGAGCCAGTATAAATCCATAAATTAATCATACATGATTTTTGACAGTTTTCTATAATACACTTCCTTACAAAAAAAAATAAAAAAGTAAAAAGGTAAAATAGGACTATATTTTGGGAAAACTAGGAAAAATAGCAGAAAACAAGGAAAAAATACAAAAAGTTTTAGGAAAGTTTTAGGAAAAATTCCTAAAAAATAGGAAAAATTAAAATTTTTGAGGTGAAATATGCATTTTTTTTTTATTTTTTTTTTTTCTAAGTAAATATATTATAGAATTTTGGAAAAACTAATGATACTGTATTTGCAATATGGTTAATTTAAAAATGAATAGATTTTATTATAGTCCCCTACCTGAAAATTTAAAAATTGATAAGAGTAAAATTGATGGTCATGGCATTTTTGCAAGAACAAATATAATGAAGGGTATTGATTTAGGTTCAACACATATTAAAGTTCCGATGATATTTGGTTATGTAAGAACACCTCTTGGAGGTTTTGTTAATCATAGTAAGTCAAACAATTGCAAATTATTTGTTAAAGAAAGTTGGGACGATTATATAATTTATAATTTATTAACAATTAAAAATATAAAAAAAAATCAAGAGATACTTTTGGATTACGATAATTAATGCCTAGAAAATCAAATCAATTAAAATCTACTACCGAATTGACAGTGCAACAAAGACAATTTGTTGATATTCTTGTTGAAAACTGGGGAAATATATCAAAAGTTGATGCAGCTTCAAAAGCTGGTTATACATCAGAAAGAGGTAAACCATATGAACAGGCTAGTAGATTATTGAATCCTGACTTAAATCCTCATGTGTGTAGATACTTTGAAAAAAGAATGTCAAAAGAACAGGAAAAATATGACAAAGATAAATTGAGGCGTTTTAAAATCTTTGAGAGACTGAGAAATGGAGCAGAGATAAAAGGTCAATACACAGGAGCTATTAATGCAGAGTATAGAGCTGGTCAAATGGCAGGTATGTTTGTCGATAAAAAAGAAATTACTCATAATACCTTAGAGGGAATGAATCGAGAGCAGTTAGAAAAAAGACTAGAAGAGCTCGAGGGAAAAATAAAAGACGCATCAAATATTATTGATGTAACTCCTGAAAAAAAATAAAAAAAAAATAAAAAAAGACTTGCATCACATATTAGATGTGATATTGTATAAGTGTGGGACAATAAAGTTTCACATTTACAACGGAGAAAAAAATGACAACACCAACAACTACCCTTACTTTTACCGAAGAAGAACTTACTGTACTTCGCAATACCATAAATCGTGGTGTTACAACCGAAATGCTTTTTGATGAGCGATTTGCAGGAAGTACACTTCAACGTGTTATGGAAATAGTCAATAGCAATTAATATTAATTTTATACGGAGAAAAAAATGGTAAGTAAAGTAAATAAAGTAGAGGTTACTTTTGACAAGATTGACTGTGTTAGAGTAGCTAATATAAATTCAGATGTTGATTGGAAAGGTTATAGAGGACCTCATGACATTTATGATTTGTATGCAGGTCATTCTAGATTTGATGGTAAAGATACTGAACCTTGTCAAATTTGTGGTAGACCAGTTGATATTAGTCTTGAGTCTAGTCGAGATAGATGGGCAATAGTAACTGTTCAGGGTTGTTCCGATATTGCTGCTCATTTAGATGATTGCACTGAAGAAAATGAAAAAAAAGTCGAACTGACTGGGTGTCATTTTTTAGGGACTTGTTGTAAAAACAAATTAAAAAAAGCACTTGGCTCTGAATGGAAAAATTATATTAACATTTGGAAAGCAGACAAATAAATGGTCAAGGAGGAGTACCAAAAATCTCCTCCAATTTATGGAGACAAAAATGAAAAAAAATAAAATAACAAAAGCAGTGGTAAATGGCATTGCTTACAAAGTTGAAGATGGTGATTTATATTATCTCGACACTATTAATAACAAATATGAAATGGTGACTTACTTTGAAGATTTTTCTGAATTTGAATTACATTTTTTGAAAAGAACATTACCAAAGTTTAATTTATATTATGGGGAGTATCTATAAATGACAATAGATTTATTAAATAAAATATACATTGCTTGGTGTGAGAAACAAAATTTTAAAGAACATCTAAGTGCCGATGATATGCTTTGGTCAGATGAAACAATAAATGATTATCAATCTGAGTGGTTAAAAAGATTTGGTAAAATATGGGATAAATGTGAAGAAAGGAAATATAATGGGTAAAGTAAAACAAATGGCATTTGACCAAGAGGAAAAATATATTCAAAAAACAATTGAAGAGGGTGGAGATTCTCAACAAGAAATTTTGAATAACGTTTACAAAAGAAACATTCAATTTCACTCGCAAGACCAAATTGAAGATATAATTTTCGATTATTTTCAAGAAAATAAACCATAGGTCAATCTTGCTTTCTTGCCTAATCTAATGTAAAAAGATTAGGCATGAGAGAATCACAATTGTGGAGGCATCTTGCCTCGATTCAAAAGACCAAAAGAGGTTGGCATTTTTTCAGAATAGAATCTAGTACAATCAACGGAATACCTGACGTTAATGGATGCATGAATGGCGTTGAAATTTGGCTTGAGTTAAAATCAGGAGAGAGCAAGAATTATGGTCTGTCAAAATATCAGATTAATTGGCACATTGAAAGACTATCCTGTGGTGGTAATGTTTTTATCTTGCTTTTCACCCCGAAGCTGAAAAGCCTGAAAATTCTCAGACTTGTTCATCAGGCGTTCATCTTGCGTCAAGAAATAAAGTTCGAGCTGCTTGGTTCCTGTAAATTTAGCGAAAAAAACTTAGAGCGATTGCTAACAGATGTGATAATATGGCAAAATTTAACATAATGTATATTATACGACAATTGGTACATGCTCCTCGGTTTAGAAGGCTCATATATTTTTTGGTTTTTGGTAATTTTTTTTTAAATTTTTTCTCAGGTCAGAAAAAATATGTTACTGTCGGTTGACAGTATAGGTTGAGTTGAATACTAACATATAGGAAATAAAAGTCTAGCATGAAAAAAGATTTTTTAACAACAGATAAATTAAGGCTCGAAGTAGAGAGGTTATGGATACAACACATAAAGCTTTGTCAGGATAATTTTTTATATTTTGTTCAAGAGATGTGGCAAGATTTTATATGTCGTAAAGAAAAAGACCCGAGTCGGTGGGGACACCATCAAATAATAGCAAAAGAGTTTACAAACATTGCCCATCAAAAAAAAGGAAGGCTCATAATAAACATGCCTCCAAGACATACTAAATCTGAATTTGCATCAATATATTTTCCTGCATGGATGATAGGCAAGAATCCT